AATTATTTTATGACTAAACAGTATCTAGAAACTCTAGATATGGTTCTGAACAATGGATCATTCCAGCAGTTCAGATTTACAGCGCGTCGTGATCGTTTATATCTTGATGTGGATGCTGATTTCTTAGCAACAGATAAGTATCTACTGATTGAAGCACATCGTATGATTGATCCTACAGATGCTACTGAGATGAATAATGATTTATTTGTTAAAAAGTATGCTACTTCTTTAATGAAGAAACAATGGGGTCAGAATTTAATTAAGTATAACAATGTCCAGTTACCTGGTGGTGTTACTCTTAATGGAAGAGAACTATATACAGACGCACTAGCAGAAATTGAGAAAATCGAAGGAGAGGTTCTCAGTAAGTATGCAATTCCACCAATGGATATGATCGGATAAAATGCCTACAAGTCCCTATTTTCCAACATACTACCAAGGTCACAGTGGCGAACAAGGTCTCGTACAGGATCTTGTGGATGAACAAATCAAGTTGTTTGGTACAGATATATATTATATCCCTAAAACAGTCCTAGCAGACAGCACTTTGGATGAAGTTAGATACACTAAGTATCAAGAACAATTCCAAGTTGAAATGCTTCTACAGAACGTTACAGGTTTTGGAGACAACGCAGAGTTCATTAGCAAGTTCGGTCTTCGCATTACAGACGAAGTAATGTTTCGTGTGTCCACTAGAAGGTGGGATGAAGAAGTAGCAGCCAATAATCCTACACTGGAAGTTGATAGCAGACCTAATGAGGGAGACTTATTATACTTCCCATTAACAAAAGATATTTACGAAATTAAATTTGTAGGAAAAGAAGAACCATTCTTCCAGTTTGGTAAGATCCAGTTTTATGCTATCACTGCTGAGATCTATGAGGTCGGTCAAGACGACTTCGATACTGGTATCGCAGAGATTGATGCAGTAGAACAACTGTTTGATAATTCTATCAAACTAGTAATGGATCCTGGTGGTACAGGAGACTTTACTGTAGGTGAGGAAGTTGTTGGTGATGAATTCCTAGCAAAAGCTACCTCAACTATTACAGGTGATGCTGTAAGTGCCATAACTATTACAGACGGTGGTGCTCACTATAAAGTTGCTACACCACCAACAGTTACTATTACAGGAGGTGGTGGAAGTGGAGCAACAGGGACTGCGACGGTTAGCAGCTCAGGCATCGTTAATGGTATTACTATTTCTAGCGGTGGGTCAGGTTATACATCTGCTCCCACTATCACTATTGACTACAGTCCTAAGGACAATAGAGCAGAAGTCAAGTCATGGGATAGTGCAACCAGATCACTCTCAGTCATCAACAGAACAGGAACCTTTACTACTGCTGAAGTAATTACTGGTCTAACTTCAGGTGCTACGTGGAGTCCAGAAACATTTGATACTCTAAATAACGTCAGCAGCAGTTACGATCAAAATAGAGAGATTGAAGACGATGCTGATAATATAGTGGACTGGTCTGAGACTAATCCATTTGGCGAATTTGGTAATTTTACAGGTAGTATCTAATGTTAGGATCACATTTTTACAATCAAATTGTTCGTAAGAACATTATTGCATTTGGTACACTCTTCAATAATCTAACGTTGAAGAGTACAGATCCTGCTGATGGTACTGTATTAGAAGAACTTAAAGTTCCTCTAGCATATGGTCCTAAGCAAAAATTTATAGTTAGATTAGAAGAAAATGCTTCTAGTAGAAAAGTAGCAATTACTTTGCCACGTATATATTTTGAGTTAACTGGAATTGATTATGATCCTATTCGTAAGACATCCCCTCTTCAAAAATATAAAACTATTATTGCTGATAATCAAGATGAAGTAAGAGTACAGTATGTTCCTGTTCCTTACAATATGAGTTTTGAATTAGGAATTATTGCAAAGTCACAAGATGATGCTTTGCAAATTACTGAGCAGATATTACCATACTTTCAACCATCATTTTCTGTGACTCTTAATATGATTCCAGATATGAATGAGAAAAAAGATATTGCTATTGTTTTAAATAATATTTCCCATGAAGATGCATGGGATGATAGTTTTTATGAACGTAGATATATTATCTACACTTTGAACTTCACTATGAAGTCTTATCTTTATGGTCCATACAGCACTTCTGATATTATCAAGAAAGCAATTCTTCATGAAACATTGGGTGATGCTGCAGTCAACCGTAGAACTATTACAAGAACGTATACACCCAAAGCAACTACAGATATCAACACAGATGGTGTCATCGATGTTAATGATGATGCACTAGTTGATGCTGGTGATGACTTTGGATTTAATGAAGGAATTGAATTCTTATGAATACTCTAGAAGATAATATGGAAGACATGCTTAACATTAGTGCTGAAGTCTCTAATGTACCTGAAGGTGGTTGTGCTACCAGAAAGGATCAACTTAAGGATGTCACTGAAGATAGAGAAAAAGATTATGAATATACTCGTGGGGAATTATACTCACTCATAGATAAGGGTCAGGAGGCAGTACAAGGGGCGTTAGACGTTGCTCAGGAGTCAGGGCACCCAAGAGCATATGAAGTCGCTGTAGCGGCAATGAAGCACGTCGCAGACATGACAGATAAACTTGCGGATCTGCATAAAAAGATGAAAGACCTTGATGCGGAGCAGAAAACAGGTCCATCTTCCGTAACAAATAATGCAATGTTTGTAGGTTCTACAGCGGAATTACAGAAGATGCTTAAGAAAATGAGTGGTGGAAAACGCTAAATAATAACACTTAGATCTACAACTTGCTGTGAGCTTTAGGCAGGGAGATCATAAGTGCAGAATTTTAAACTACTATGGATATCAACAAGGAACTCACAGAAGTTCAAAAAAAGATAGACGATATTAAAAAGACTCAAGAAAATATACAAAGACTTCAAGACTTACAAGACAAGCAAAATAAGAGTAAAGGGTTGAAACCATTCAGTCATAAGTACGAAATGATTTGAAACGGTGACACTAACAGTAAATTTAACTACAAAAACAAGCAACATACCTAAATGAAGGTATAATTATATTATGAGTTTTAAGAATGAAATGCGTTTAAATAACAACGATCTATCACAGATACTTACTGCCTGTAAATTCTATCAGGAGAATACAGGAAACGAGTGGATGTGGGAACAGTATGAAGGTTTGATTAATAAACTCAAAACTTACCAAGATCAATATTCATCTGATTGAAAGGCAACTTGATTTTTGAACAATATCATGTTACAATAAAATCCAAAATAAATGAAACCAGAAATTCAAGAAAAGGAGAAGGTTGATAATTTCACGGAATTCTGTGAACCTACTCAATACGTCACCGAAGACAAAGTTCAAGAAATGATTGATGATGCTATAAGGCGACACAATCGTAATGCTTCGATTATTAGTTTTTGGGTTGGTTGGGTTGTACTGGCACTTTTTGCTGATGGTCTTCTTAGACTTGTTGGAGCGATACCTCCTTTACTTCCATGGTTGAAAATTACACTATAAAAAATGACTGATATTATGCACAAGGCGACACTTCTTAAACTATTAAAGGAGAAAGCATATAGGAAAGGTCAGTATACATTATCATCTGGCAAGGAGTCAGAGCATTATGTTAACTGCAAACCTGTAACACTATCATGTGAAGGTAGTGCGCTTCTAGCATCATTGATCTATAAGAAGTTAGATCCTGATACAAAAGCAGTTGGTGGTCTCACTCTAGGTGGTGATCCATTAGTCTGTTGTGTTGCACAGAGAGCATATTATAAGGGTGGTCATGTTGATGCTCTTATTGTTAGAAAGAATCCTAAAGGATATGGTACGAAGGAAGTTATAGAAGGACCAAAACCTGAGAAGGGTTCTGTAGTAACAGTTCTAGAAGATGTCACCACTACAGGTGGTAGTGCTATGAAGGCAGTCAATGTCTTACGTGGTGCAGGTTACACTGTTAATCGTGTGGTATGTATCGTTGATCGTATGGATGACCATGAGATCTGGGATCACAACAAGATAGAGTTTGTATCATTGTTTAATTTAGAAGACATCATCAATGGAACTTAACGAAGAAAACGTACTCAAAGTATTAGAGGAACTTATTCCTTATATTGAAGCTGATGGTGGATACCTACAGTTGTATGATATAGAGGATGGGTATGTTAAGGTAAAACTAGGTGGTGCATGTGAGACATGTGCTATGAGTACCATGACATTGAAGCAAGGCATAGAAAGAAAGTTAATGGAAGAGATACCTGATGTTAAAGGTGTTGTACAGGTGTTATGATTGTAGTTAATGCAGAAAATATAAGGTTATTTTCAATCATGATGTTAGCGATTGTGTGGGTATTCATACTCAATGTCCCAACTAAGGATTGATGAATTATAATTAGATGTAGTATGGGATTGAACGATCATGCCCCTAACATCACAAAGACATTATACAGTAGGTTATCACGATAACCAACTCAAGCATTACGAAATATGCGAGTATGCCATGAGTGCATACGAAGCAATAGAACACAGCAAAGAGGATGTTTCCTATCTAAAGGAACATCCTCATTTTATTGACTATTGTAATAACGAAGAGGTAGATAATATATCTCGTTTTATGGCATCTGGTATCCCAATGGGACATTAATTATGAAAGATGCAAAAACATTTAGATTTTCATATCTAATACAAGGATGGTGGTTGCTGTTAATCTTAGCAGGAATAGCTATCGGACCTTCGTTAGCATATGCATGATATTGAAACCACTGGATAATGCAAGCGACCCCACTTGGAGCATAATCATTTTATTGATTATACTTCTTGTTGGGGTTTCTTATTACATCTACTATATACTTCGTATGTCTTATGCGGAGATGGATGATGGGAGCAATGGTTCCACCAAGCAGGAAGAGCTGCTATAATTTTAGAGTAACGGAGATTAATCGTGTTATTGACGGCGATACTATTGATGTCACCATTGATCTTGGGTTTGACTTATACAAGAAAGAAAGAGTTAGAATTGCAGGAATTGATACACCAGAGAAAAGAACAAGAGATCTGGAAGAGAAAGCATTGGGACTAGATGCTACTGACTGGATGAAAAAACATTTGGAGGAGACAATTGAAGGAGAAGAAGAACTTACCATCAGAACTGAACTTAAAGGGGGCATGGGTAAGTATGGTCGTCTTCTTGGGTGGTTGTATATTGGCGAGGATACTCTTTCCTTGAACGAAAAAATGATTATCCAAGGGTATGCATGGGCATATGATGGTGGTACTAAGAAAAAGAACTTTGAAGAACTACGTGAGATACGTAGATCATTTGGAACTCTTGTAGAATAAATACTTGTGGTGAAGGGATTTTATAGTGTCTAGTAATGATGTATATTTGGGTAACCCGAATTTAAAAAAAGCGGGAACCCCAATAAATTTTACAAAAAAGCAAATTAATGAATGGATCAAATGTAAGGAAGATCCAATTTATTTTGCTATGAATTTTATTAAAATCATTAACTTGGATGAAGGTCTAGTACCTTTTGACATGTATGATTTTCAAAAAGAAATTTTACGCGACTTCCATGAAAACAGATTCAACATCGCGAAACTTCCTAGACAGACTGGTAAGAGCACCACTGTGGTCGCCTATCTTCTTTATTATGCTATCTTCTACGATAGTGTTAACATTGGTATTCTTGCTAACAAAGCATCCACTGCAAGGGAACTCTTAGGTAGACTCCAATTAGCATATGAGAACTTGCCTAAATGGATGCAACATGGTATATTAGTATGGAATAAAGGTAATGTCGAACTTGAAAACGGATCTAAAATCTTGGCTGCTTCTACATCTGCTAGTGCAGTTAGAGGTATGTCCTTCAACATTCTATTCCTTGACGAGTTTGCATTCGTCCCTAACCACGTCGCAGAACAATTCTTTGCCTCAGTTTATCCTACTATTACTTCTGGTAAGTCAACCAAAGTTATAATCATATCTACACCTAATGGTATGAACCACTTCTATAAGACGTGGGAGGATGCTAGGAGAGGTAAGAATGGATATGTTACCAATGAAGTACACTGGTCTCAAGTACCTGGCAGAGATGATAAATGGAAAGATGAGACTATTAGAAATACTTCCCCAAGACAGTTCGCACAGGAGTTTGAGTGTGACTTCCTTGGATCTGCTGATACATTGATATCACCAGCAAAACTACAAACAATACCATTCAGTGACCCTATAAAATCAAATGCTGGACTTGACATCTATGAGAGAGTTGAAAAGAATAACGAATACATCATTACTGTTGATGTTGCCAGAGGAATTGGTGGCGACTATTCTGCTTTCGTCGTGTTTGATATCACCACTGTCCCGTATAAGATCGTTGCGAAGTACAGAAATAATGAGATTAAACCTGTATTGTTTCCCTCGGTAATCTTCCAAGTAGCGAAAGAATATAATAATCCATATATACTTGTTGAAGTAAATGATATTGGAGATAGTATAGCAGCAACATTAAACTATGACCTTGAGTATCCTAACGTACTCATGTGTGCAATGCGTGGTAGAGCAGGTCAAGTAGTGGGTCAAGGGTTCTCTGGAACTAAGACTCAATTGGGTGTTAAGATGAGTGTAACTGTTAAGAAGATTGGATGCTCTAATCTTAAAGCAATCATTGAAGAAGATAAATTATTATTCAATGACTTTAATATTTTCCAAGAACTTACTACGTTTGTTCAGAAGAAACAAGCATGGGAAGCAGATGAAGGATACCATGATGACTTAGTAATGTGTATGGTATTGTTTGCATGGTTAGTCATGCAGGAATACTTTAAAGAAATGACCGACCAAGATATTAGGAGGAGAATCTATGACGAACAAAGAAATCAAATTGAACAGGATATGGCTCCTTTTGGTTTTATTGATGACGGTATGGGTGACGATACCTTCATTGATGCAGACGGCGATATGTGGGCCTACGGAGACAAGCAAGAAGAAGTTGGATATATGTGGAACTACTGATGGATATTGGGGAGCAGTTTTCCCTAGAGCACCTTCTCTTTAAAGAAAGGAGATGTAGAACTTGTGGGGAAAGTAAAGATTTAATTTCAGAATTCTATCTGACTAGGAAGACTAAGAAAGGTCACCCATCTGCATATGCATATGAATGTAAGGACTGTACAGTCAAAAGGGTTATGGCATCTAGGAAAAAGAGAGATCCATTTGCTGATTGGGGTTATCCTGATTGGTAGTTCATGCATAGTTCACCACCTTTGAAACATTGAAAAATCTAAATACTTTTAGATAAAAATGATATCTAGAGGTAAAAACATGGCAAGTCAAGTCTCGCCTGGTGTTGTTATTAGAGAAAGTGATTTATCCAATGCGGTAGTTGTAGGAGCACTAGCAATTCGTGCTGCTTTCGCTTCTTCTTTCCGCAAAGGACCAGTAGGCAAAATAGTAAACATAGGTTCCGAAAGGGAACTGATCGATACATTCGGCGCACCATCTGAGGCTAACGCTGGCGATTGGTTAGTAGCATCTGAGTTTCTTCGTTACGGTGGACAACTAGCAGTTGTTCGTGCTGCTACTGGAGTCGTTAACGCAGCAACTGCAAACCCAGTTTTAGTTGCAGACAAAGACGCATTTGATGCAGGTGTATCAAGCGAAAAATTTATAGCACGTTCTGCTGGTAGTGACGGAAACAACCTTCGCGTTGTTATCGTTGACAAAGGACCAGATTACACTGTTACCAAAACTGGTCACGCTTTAGTTGCTGGTGGTACGTATACTGATGACAACTCTGTTGCTCATGAAGTATACAAAGCTGTAGATGCTAACACCTTTACAATTATTCAAGGTAGTGCTGCTCCTACTCCTGCTAGTGGTGATACTGCTGTAGCATATACTGCTTCAAACTGGAATGCAGAAACAATTGGTTCAACTGGTTTAACTTACAAAGCAATTGCTCCACGTCCTGGAACTTCATCATATGCTTCTGAGCGTTATCTATCAAACGACGAAGTACATGTCGTTGTTGTTGATGAATCAACCAACAATATTGTTGAGAGACTAACTTACCTTTCAAAACTAAGTGATGGTAAATCACCTGAAGGTGGTTCTACTTATTGGCAAGATTATATTAATGAGTATTCAAACTACATCTATGCTGGTGTTCCTTTACAAGCAGCTGATGTTACTACCGCTGGAGAAGATCCTGGCGCTACTGCTGCATCTTATGGTGCTACTGCTGCTAGTCCACTAATCCTATCAAGGATTCTTTCTACTGCTGGTGGTGCTCTATCTGGTGGTGTTGATGACTATGCATATACTGCTGGAGAAATTCAGTCAGCATATGATGAGTTCTTAGACACTGAAGAAACAAGTATCGACTTTGTTGTAATGGGTGGTGACGGTGCTAATGAAACTGACACAATCGCTAAGGCACAAGCAGTTGCTGCTGTTGCTAATACAAGAAAGGATTGTGTTGCATTTGTTTCACCTTGGACTGGAACTCAGGTTGCAACATCTGGTGGTGCTGCACTAAGTGGTTCTCAGCAACTTACTAAGACTCTTGAGTTCTTTGATAACATTGCTTCTAGTTCTTATGTTGTTCTAGACAGTGGTGTTAAGTACACTTATGACAGATTTAACGACAAGTATCGTTACGTTGGTTGCAACGGAGATGTTGCTGGTCTATGTGTATCAACTTCTGCAATACTAGATGACTGGTTCTCACCTGCAGGCACCAATCGTGGTGGTCTACAGAATGTAGTAAAACTCGCTTTCAATCCTAACAAGGCACAGAGAGACGATCTTTACACTAACAGAGTTAACCCTATTGTTTCCTTCCCAGGCGCTGGTCCTGTTCTCTTTGGAGATAAGACAGGTCTTGCATCACCTTCTGCGTTTGATAGAATTAACGTTCGTCGTTTATTCCTTAACGTTGAGAAGAGAGCAAAGGCTCTTGCTGAAGCAGTTATCTTTGAACAAAATGATACTGTTACTCGTGCAGGATTCAATGCTTCTATCTCTTCTTATCTTGCAGAGGTACAGGCACGTAGAGGGGTTACAGACTTCTTAGTAGTTTGTGATGATTCAAACAATACTCCTGAAGTTATCGACAGGAATGAGTTTGTTGCTGAACTATACCTCAAGCCTACCCGTTCTATTAACTTCGTAACAGTTACAGTAACTGCTACAAGAACTGGCATTTCCTTTGAGGAAGTCGTCGGTAGATGATGATTCGATACTAATTAAAACGAGGTAAACAACAATGGCAACGTCAAACGTAAGTACATTTCTACAAAATATTGGGCAAGGCGTAAAGCCCAATATGTTCAGTGTGGATATTAACTTCCCATCCGCACTAAAAGAACTCGCCGCAGATGCTGTAAGTTTAAGTGAGGTTGAACTATCAACTCTCATGTGTAAGTCTGCAGCACTACCTGGTTCCAACCTAGGTATTATTGAAGTTCCTTTTAGAGGAAGAACAGTTAAGATCGCTGGTGACAGAACCTTCGATACTTGGTCTGCAACATTCTTCAATGATAAGGACTTCAAACTACGTTCCTTCTTTGAGTTCTGGGCAAACCAGATCAACACTCATGAAGGTAACACTTCACCACTATTCAAACCTTCTACTCAAGGTACCGATGGTTACATGGCATCACTCTATGTTACTCAACTAGAGAAAGATGCTAGTGCAAGTGGTGTTGCTCTCAGAACATATGAATTAG